ATTGGTATTACAAACATAAAAGTTATATGCTTTTAGTAAAACGTACTGATGCAGAAACAGATGCTTTAAAAACTGGAAAAATTAGCGTGTTAGAAGAACCTAATGTAGAAGATACATTTAATGGATAAGTGGTACACATCGCTTCTTTCATTATCTGCTGCTGGGCTTATATTTTTAGCGACACAAGAAAGCTATAGTCCAGTTCCATATAAAGATGCTAGAGGTATAATTACCAATGGTTTTGGTAATGCTTTTATTACTCCTAATCAAAAAGTAACCGTTCCTAAAGCTCTTGATGATTTAAAAGATAATGCTTTAAAAGCAGAAGATGCGGTTAAATCTTGCGTGACAAGCAAAATTACACAAAATCAATTTGATGCTTTTGTTAGCCTTACATTTAATGTGGGCGGTTATGCTTTTTGTAAATCTACAATTGTTAAAAAAGCAAATGAAGGCGATTTAATGGGAGCTTGTAATGAATTTAAGCGTTGGACTTTTGTTGATGGTAAAGATTGTAGTATAAAATCTAATAATTGTTATGGAATTTATAAAAGACGAGAATCAGAACGTCAACTTTGTTTAAAGGATAATTAATATGTGGCAAAAGATTAAACCTTATTTATATATCGCAACTGTAAAATTAGAAGCTATTTATCTTATTATTAAAAGTAAATTGTCAAATATATTTGACATTATTAAATCAACATTAATTTCTGTAGTTACAAAAATTAATATGGATATAATTAAATTATTGGCTGAAATTTTAGTTATTTTTATTTTATCATTCGTTGTAATTCATGAATTTGATAAATGGTTGCATAAACATACACCAAAAGTGGCTGAAACGAACGCTGTAGTGGCTGAAACCGCACCAATTGTTAAAGATGAACCTTCGGTTCAAGTAGAAGTTAAAAAGCCCGTAAAGGTGTATAAAAACAGTCAAAAAATTAAAGCAAAAGAAAAGCTACCTAAAGTTGTTGTAAATGATAATAACGCACAAGTTATTTCAGCTATTTCTATTCCAAAAGAAGATAAAGCACCAAAAACTGTAACCACAGTATTAAATACTGATACAGGAATTACTACATCTTATATAAAAGATGAACCATTGCCTTGGTTGTCATTAAATCGTCATGGTGATGTTGGATTATATACTGGCATAAAAGACGGCACAGGAGCTATACGTTTACAAGCAAATCAAGGGATTGTCGATATTAAAGACATTCATATTAAAGCAACTGGTTCAATAGACCAGCTAATCAATGGTAAAACTGATTATTTTGTTGGAGTAGGTGTAGCATATAATTGGTAGGAAGGTTTTATGCAAAAACCGATAACACATTTAGTTATTCCTGATGTTCAAGCTAAAGAAGGAAATGATTTTACATACCTTCGATGTTTGGGAAATTTTATAGTTCAAAAGAAAGTCGATACTATAATTTGCATAGGCGATTTTGCAGATATGGAATCGTTAAGCACTTATGACAGAGGGTTAAAATCTTTTGAAGGGCGTAGTTATCAAAAAGATGTTTGGGCTGCTCGTGAGGCGATGGATGCGCTTTTAACTCCCATGTTTGAATTTAACGCTAAAGCCAAAAAGAATAAAGAAAAACAATACAAGCCTCGCATGGTTTTGACATTGGGAAATCATGAAAACAGAATTAACAGAGCCATTAACGAAGATAGAAAACTTGACGGGCTTATTTCTACCGATGACCTTCCATATCAAGATTGGCAAGTCATTCCATTTTTAGAAGTTATTACCATTGATGGAATAGCTTATTCTCATTATTTTACTTCGGGCGTGATGGGCAGACCAATAACAACTGCCAATGCTTTGTTGACTAAAAAACACATGAGTTGTTTTGCAGGACATCAACAAGGCAGACAGATTGCGTATGGTCGTAGAGCCGATGGGAAAGAAATGACTGCTATCATTGCGGGTAGTTTTTATGAACACGAAGAAAATTACTTGGGCGCACAAGGAAACCAACATTGGCGTGGATTTTATGTATTACATGACGTTCATGATGGTGCTTATGATGAAATGGCAGTATCTATTAAATTTCTTAAAGAACGTTATAACTATTAGGACAAAACATGACTGACACCAATCAAGCCCTATGTGAGAAGATTCTAGGCAACGTAATTGAAACGGTTGCGGTTGATTATGACAATCAAACTATTACGTTTTACACAGACCAGGGATTGATTGAGTTTAGTGGTGATGATTTACGGATGTATGTTGAAATTGAAAAATTAAATTAATGTAAAATATATTCAACACTAAATAATTTGTCTGTAATAAATAGTTTAAAATTACACGCAAAACTAAACTCATAGTATAGATTCAACACAAAATTTAAACTATGGTTTACATATTTTAATGTGTATTTTAATGTGTTTAGTTATTGCTTGGAATTTCGCATTTTGAGTTTAAGATAGATGCGATTTGCGCCAGTCAGAAGAAAATGCAACACGCTATAGGGTTTATTCTGACCAGCGTTCCAAGCCTTTCCCAAAGTAACTATCTTTGTAGCGTTTTACAAGAGCCACTTGCCACTATGGTAGTGGTGGAGTCTATCCCCTATTATTGGGGATTGTATCGCTTCCATTCTTGTAATGCCATTAAAACTGCAAGTAATATTTTTTTAGGTTTCATACGTCATACTCACTTAATAATTGTTTAATTGCTTTGATATTTTCTTTTGTTATTTTTATATCTTCTTTTGAACTCCATTCATAAATCATACCTTTTTGATTTTTTAATTCACGCTTAAGCATAGCTAGAAAAAAATCATCTAGCACTTCAAATACAGCAGATTCATCATCAAAATTAAATTGAATGTTCATTATCTATCCTTTTTATTGTCAGGGTATTCATCAAGTTGATTTTCAGGGAATACAGGATTTTTAACCAAACCTTCTTCCATTGCTTTACGTTCATAAGCAGAGTCTAAACATGAAGACGGTTCATTAAAATTTATATCTTGTGCATCATTCAAATTTTTAATATTATAATATTCTTGTAACGCTTCTTCATATACGCCCCATAATGTTTCCATGTGCATTTCATGTACGCTGGCAATACTTAAAAGCCTGTCCATAAATATGGGGTCAATTTTTGTCCAATCAGCACCTTCAGTCAAAACATGGATGTCATCTTTTAATCCCCAACATTTCAATATTTGTTGTTCTAATTCTTGATACTTATTCATCATTTTTCCTTTCTATTTTGACGTTCTCTAGCATCTCGCATAGATTCTTTTTTTAACGCTTGTATGTATTGATAAATAATTGTGCCAACTTCTTCGTTAGTTAATGCTTCTTTGTCATCAACACAGATATTTCTTACTGCACGACCAAGCATCTGTAAGTATTTAGTTTCCATTTTTATTCCTTAATTCTTGTTCAATAGCATCACACAATCCAATTAATTCTATCCCTCTCATAGTGTTGTTTTCACTCCATTTGCGAATACTTGCCAATTTTTCATTATCCGTTAATCCTTGCCATTGATGAGGGTGGGTGTAAACTTTGTCACCCTTTTTAACTATAGTGCTTTTAAATCCGCAATGTTCGCCTAGTTTTGCTGTAACTACAAATCCCACAGGCTCTTGCGCTGGTTGTGTGGTATTATTTGCACGAATAACTTGTTGTGCCCTAGTTAAAGGCTCTTGCGCTGGTTGTTCTAGTCCAATCACATTGGTATCACGCAAGTATTCATCGTTTAACTCTGCGACTGTTGGTTGTTCTAGTGTTTCTTTGCAAGCGTTAAGGGCTTTTGTGCCATCGTCTGCAATATCCTTTAGGTATGAATAGCGATACGCCATGTTCGGATAGCCTTCGTATGCTTTTGCTTGGCTTTCATATTCTGCTTGCGCTGTGCTAATCAATTCAGGTAATGCTTCAATCGCCATCTTTAATGCTTCGTCTTTATCCATTATTCTTCCCTCATACATTTTAAAGACCAATATGCAATCCAAATTACGCTTGTTAGTTCCCACATAGCTGGAATCATTTGTCCTGTAAAAGTAACAATGCACCCGATTAAAAGTATTAAAACCCCTACAACATTACCAACAACAAATTTAGTCATGTGTTCTTTTCCTTTAATTTGGCTTCAATAATACGATACAAATTTTGTATGGTTTGAACTTCAACATAAATAGAATTCACTTCATCATCCGTTAATCCTTGCCATTTAGTTTCAAGGCATAACCAATCACCAACTTTTACTTCTGTATCATGTGGTGTCCATGTTGCTATTAATTCGGTTTCATTTACTTCTTTAACAATTGCTACTGTTTTCATTTTAATCTCCAAATAAGGTNGGGATGCTTTAACCTCAGATTTTAAAGGCGCAGTCGTTACCGATTATGCCATCCCCATAAACTGTTAAGTGTTTTTCTCACGCAATGATTGTTCAATAGCACGGGCAAATTTAATATCGTAATGCGTTAATTCTTGTATCTCATCATCCGTTAATCCTTGCCATTGATGAGGGTGGGTGT